TAAAGTAGTCGTTGATTCTCATATGTTGAGATTTTACTACATACCACCCAGCAAAAGCATCACTGGTAGGCCTGTAGCATCTGCGCCTGTCGGACCTGTAGCACCAGTTGGACCGGTTGCTCCTGTGGCTCCAGTTGCTCCAGTAGGACCAGTCGGTCCTGTACTTCCTGTAGCACCAGTAGCACCAGTTGGTCCTGCTGGACCAGTGTCACCAGTTGCACCTGCTGGACCAGTTGGTCCAGTTAAACCTGTTGGACCTGTCGGTCCTGTGTTACCTGTCGCTCCTGTCGGGCCTGTCGCTCCGGTTGGACCAGTAGATCCAGTATCGCCAGTGGCTCCCGTAGCTCCCGTAGCACCCGTTGGACCAGTGGGACCTTGCGGTCCAGTCGGACCAGTGTCTCCCGTTGAACCTGTGGCACCAGTAGCGCCTGTAGCGCCCGTAGGACCCGTACTTCCTGTCGGTCCAGTACTTCCAGTCGGTCCTGTGCTTCCAGTGGCTCCTGTGGCCCCTGTAGGCCCTGTAGGGCCTGTATCTCCTGTTGATCCTGTAGGTCCAGTAGAGCCTGTGGCTCCTGTTGGTCCTGTAAGGCCAGTTGCGCCAGTCGGTCCCGTAGGACCTGTTGCTCCTGTAGAACCTGTAGCCCCTGTTGGGCCAGTTGGACCAGTACTACCAGTAGGACCGGTAGGCCCTGTATTACCTGTTGCACCCGTTGCTCCTGTCGCACCTGTGGAACCTGTTGCACCTGTGGCACCGGTAGGTCCTGCTGGACCTGTAGCACCGGTAGGACCTGTAGGTCCTGTACCACCAGGAACACCTTGTGGTCCTTGATCTGATGAAAAAGTTACACCAACCTGTGGTGTGATTTGTTCTACAACAATTACGGTCTCTGACATTATTGGGTCACAGCTCCCGTCACTATAAATTTACCCTCTAAAATTCTTGTTACTACTGAGCCACTAGTTAATACTAGATCGTAAACATATCTACTTGCCCCTATTGCACCAGTAGTAGTTGCATTAAGATTTACGGTTACAGATCCTGCAATACCACCTAGAGTTATTCTGCCATTCGCTGTGGTTGCTACAACCGTAGTCGTTGATGCGCCAACAAACGGGCGAACTGTCATAGTCGCTGTATAGCCCGTTAGATCCCAAGGTGTTGAACCATTCTTGATAGTGAATATAAAATTAAATGTGGTTGCCTGTTCGCAAACTAGATTATATTTAGCACTCAAGTTGAGATCGCTCTCAGTGCTTGAGCAGCAGGTAGTCCAGTAGTTGATGCTAGGAAGTTACAGACACCATTAAAATCTAGGAACTCTGCTTTGTTTGATAGGCCAGCAATCTCATTAAGAACACCGACAGTATCGGTTAGTGTTAATGTTACTGATCTTTGTGCAGCCCACTGACGAGCAGCGAGTGCTTGATCTACTAGATTGCCAACAGTTCTATAAGTGCCACCATTGGCTAGACGATTTAACTCATCGTTAAGAGTTGTACCTGCTACACCTAATGTCACTTAGTTCTCCCTACTTCTTTTTCTTTTTAGCTACTGCGGCGTTATCAACTAGATTTGGATAAGGTCTTCCGGCAGCTTTGGCCCTTGCCTTTGCAGCACTCTTCTGTGCTGGTGTTAATTTCTTTGATGTCTTCTTCGGATTCTTTGTGTCCCAAAATGCTTTCTTCCTTTTCATCGGCAACTACAATCCCAAGCCCGTAAGGACTTGTTTATTCTAGAGTTTGGATCTCTTGCTGTCTTAGCAGAGGTTAACTTTGATTTCATTCCACACATACGACCACAAAAAGATTTACGTCTAGCAGCAGACTTAGGTGATCTCTTAGCCTCAGCCTTTTTTACTGGTGCTTTTAGATTCATACCTTGTGCTCTGGCAGAGGCACGACCTTTAGCGTTCAATCCGCCTTTAGGATTCTTACCTTCTTTTCGTTGCCAAGCTGGACTCTTTGCCATAATCTCCGTACTTTCCTAAGATAGATCTAATAGTCCCGTTCTTATTCAACCGAACTATTAGACCGTCTTTAATTTGAATAGGATTAAAACCATCGTGGCGTTTATATTTGCCAGATGACATTACTTCTTTTTCTTCTTAGACATTCCTGCTTCTGATAGAGCGATAGCAACTGCTTGCTTCTTAGACTTAACCTTCTTAGCAGACTTGCCAATATTAAGTTCGCCCTTTTTAAACTCTCTCATAACCTTGGCGACTTTCTTAGCGCCTTTAGTTTTCTTCATTGCTGAGGTGCTTCTTTACCAGGAGCGCCGGTTTCAATATCATCGTATGTTGCATATCCGCAACCGCAAGTGGCGCACATTACTTCTTCTTGCCCATCTTCTTCATAACCATTTTCTTGTCAGACTTCTTAGCCTTCTTACCCTTAGCACCCTTTTCAAGAGCCTTGTAAGAGTTCATTTTCATTGATTTCATTTTTACCCCTTATATTTTAGGTTGATTCCGTCAAAGGCTTTGCCAGCTTTGTCGGAAAGTTTGAGTGCTGCATCTATATCTTTGGTTCTAGTAGATCTAGGTTCTACGCCTTGCTTTAGTGCTGAGTAATAGGACTTTAATTCTTTCTCATCCTTATTAACTTTGTCTTGATCCCAACCAGTCTTAGTGGGATTGACTCCCATAAACATTGGCATATTGGATTGCATACATTCACCATATGACTCGTGGTCTTGGGTCTTACAACTTTGTGTACAGTTACTCATATGTTAGTTAGATAATCTGAGTAACCAGCATCAATAAGAATCTGTGCCACTTCATCAGATACATCGTACTCGTGTCCACCAAGATAATAGTAATCAGCATCAGCTAGTGTGTCTTGATCTGGTGACATACTAGTAGTAACTGTTGTACCGTTAATAATAAAAGTTAAACCTCTTGGAACATCTGTAAGATAAGGTTGTGAACCAGTGAGACTTCCACCTGATAATGGTCTACCTGCTAAACGAGCATAGTCAGATGTTGGATCTACTATCCAGGTTTGGTTTTCCCAAGGTGTCTGTAAGTGGTAAGTCATAGTTCCTTTCTAGTGATGAAGGGCGGTTTGACCCGCCCTCCACCGAATCGCATTTGTTAGCCTGCTGAAGCAGATGTCTCAATACGATATAGCGCTGCTTCTCGGAGTCTTGCGAATCCACCGAAGTAGTACCAACCAATTGTACGGAAACGGCGCAGAGCATCAATCTCTGGTCCGATTACGGTATTGATATCTTGACCCATAGCTTCTGCTAGAGCCTCACGACCTGCAACAACCGCCTTGTAGACGTTTACTGCTGGTGAGTTTGTGTTCACTGCGAATGGAACACGAGGTGTTTCAACAACGAAAGCACCTTCAATTACACCTACTGAGCCAGGGATAATTGTCTTTGACACATTGTCTGTGTACTTAACAATATCTTGGAATCCTCCGGTGCCTGATTCGGCACGAAGGTCGGCTGCTTGACGTGGGTGTAGATATGCTGCGTACAACTCACCTAGACGAGGCAGAGCCTTGTTGGTGCGTAGTTCTGTAACAGCATTACGAATATCAGCAACAGAGATTGTATCTGCTGCATCAATTGTATTAGTTGTTGTAGCGTTTCCACCGTAAATTACGTTGGTTCCACCAGTTAGAACTGCGGCTACTACAGCATCAATAGAGTCTGCAGCGTTGTATGCAATGATGTCAGCAAGAGCTGCATCTACATCGTTGAAAGAAGTTAGGTTTAACTTCTTAGTTGTTGTTACGGCTGAACCGTACTCGTTAAGTGTTACTGTAACCTGTGATGGGTTACCAAGAGCAATTGAGGAAACATCGGAAGTTTCTGTCAGTGTAGAAGTAGCTGCTGCTAAGTCAGAATAGATTGAGAATACAACTGATGATCCTGGCATTGCCTGTTGTACTGGCTTGACATCTGCCAAGGCTCGCATTACTGGAATGGAGCGAAGCGCCATTCTTACGTATTGATCATACGCAGCTTTTACGAGATTGCTGATATCAGCAGTACCGGTGAAACTACCTGTAGGTAGAGCCATTTAGGTATTGCCTTTCGTTAGTAGGATTTAAAGCCCCGACTCCCGAATGACTTGATCTAACTCTTCACGGGTATTAGCGTTCATAAGTCTTTGATATACATCGGTACTGCGATCTGGTGTCATACCAGCCTCAGTTGCTGCACTCATCTTCTTATACGCTGCCGCTTGAGCAGGATCTACATTAGGTTGTTGGGGTGTTTCGGTTTGAAGTCCAAACACATCTGCGTTTGTTTCAAGCCATTTTGATACAGACTCCTCAGTTGGGTCTATATCCTGTGGGATAAATGAAGCGATCTTCTGATTTACCCCACGACTTGCAAGGGTGTCTTTGATTGCTCGTTCTCTTTGCGCTTTATTTAAAGACTCAAAGTTAGCTTTAAGATCTGCCAACTCTTTATCTTTTTGCTTATTAGCCTTGCGTAGTTGTTTAACGAGATCATTGCTTAACGATTCAGTTGTTGTATCTGCATCGTCATCATCCTCGTAGTCGTAGTTGGACATAGTCCATCTCCCATTCGTTGTAGTTATCGCAGGCCTCATACAGTTCGGGGATCTCTGTATGGCTCCTACTACTGGTCTTGTTATCTCTCTGTCAGGCCAGTCGTTCTGACAGCAGGCTTAGTTAAAAGGAGCCGGCTCGTTCTCTGCCTAGCGCTCCACTGGTTATACCAGTCTGTCCAGCAAATTCTGCTTGCTCTAATCCAATAATCTTCTTACGTTTTCTTTGAGCATCTGTTTGTCCTGGAAGATTAAATACCTCTTCCTCAGCTATTGTCTGTGTATAAGGTTGTTGTTGATAGATAGAAGCAAGTTGTGAACCTCGCTCTAATCCACCACCGATAGCACCAAATCCTGCTCTAGCAGTTTCTGCAGTTACTCCATAGCGAGCAAGTTCTTCTGCCCTACCTACAGTTGCGCCTAACCTAGCACCAAGTGCTGCGCCACCAATCTCTGCTGCAGTTATCTTCTTCTTAATATCTGCTAATCCTTTAGATGGATCTAGAGTATAGGCAAGGATCTCGCCATTAGTAATATCAGGATAGAATTGTTTTAACGCTGTAGTCACCTCAGGTGCTGCGTTAAGAACTCTTTGTTGTGCGAGAACTACTCTATCTTCCAACTCAGTAGGAGATACATCTCCAGCAATAAACTTCTCAAATCCCTCTTGTTTACCAGTAGCATCCTTAGTGTAATAAGATGCTGGTAGTCCGTAGTTACGCATAATATTCTGATACTGATCTTCTAGTTGTACATACTCGCCTTCAGATAAGGCTCTAAGACCACTGGCTATGCGTTGAGCATTAGCAGCAAAACGTTTCTTATAGGCATCTGTTTGACGTAATGCTAATGTTAACTCTGCTTCAGATGGACCTGAGACTATCAAACCTTTTAATGGTTCTACTAAAGAACCTAATCCATATTGATTAAACTCTGCCAATAAAATATCGTAGGCAGACTGACCAGCTCTGCGCTTCTTCTCTGCTTCAGCAGCAGCATCTTGTTGTCTTTGATAAGCCCGTTCATTCTCTCTTATTTGCTCATCAGTTAAAGTAGTTGTAGTAGATCCACTACTGCCTGCTGTAGTGGTGGTTACGGGACCACCAGTCTTAGGATCAATACCATATTTTTCTTGTAATGGTTTTAATTCTTCTACTAATTTTTGAGTAGAAGTAGCAATCCTCGCATCAATCTGCGCTTTAGTTTCAGTAGGTTTTTTAGTTTCTTTTTTAGTTTCTTTCTTAGGTTCCTTGAATAAAGGATTACCTGAACCGTATACAAAGTTAGTAGACATAGTTAGGCCTGAAATCCAAAGTCCCTAAGGACTTTAAGTGCGACATTAGAAACATCTCTCTTTGCATTGTCTGTATATTGCCAGCGATAATCCTTGCGTAATGTTTTTTCAAAGTCATAGATAGATGTTTCCTTGTCTGGTCCAAATGCAGATCTTAACGTTGGATCCTTTAAATCAATTGATTCAGGGTTTAGTTCTAGAATAGAAGCCATAACGTTCTTATAAGGTGAGTAAATAGTGTCAAGATCTATACCTTCAGATAGTAGCTTTTGTACTTTTTCTGGCATACCTAATCCTGCGATGCCACGAATTTCATTATTAATTGCTTTGATATCTGTACCATCTTGGACCCTTTTAGTAAGGGAATTAATTTGGTCTTGATTTAGAGTCACACCATTAGCTCTAGCAGTACCTAGTATTGACTGACTAGTAAGGGCAGCTTTATCAGATTTCTTAGTAGAATACTCTGGTAGTTTTTTAACTATCTGTGTTAAAAACTCGGTCTTATTTAGACCGCCAGTAGTAATACCTCTAACCGTTTTGCTGGGATTCTTACGTTCTGCTGTATTTAATTCTGTAGTATATTTTGCTATCTCACTAGAAGTTGCATCTCTGCCAAGTTCAGATTGAAATACAGAGTTAATTATAGATGATGCTGAAGTAGGGGAAGATATAGTTGCAGTTGGTACTGCCCCTTCACCACCAGCTTTAGGTGCTGATTTATAATAGGTAAGACGATCTACTGGTCTACCTGTGGCATCGGCAACAGTTTCAATTTCTTTTTCTTTAGCATATATGGCAATAATAGTTGCATAATCTAATTTGCCATCTAAATTACTAATTCCAAGATATGCTTTAATTTCATTAATTCTGCTAGGACCAGCAGCATCAAGGTTTTTTAAGAAATCTTCAATAGGAACATTACCAACGCTACCGGTTGCACCTGTAGCACCAGCACCACCCATATCTTGAGTTTGACCAGTAGGTTCTTTAGGTGCATATTTACCAGTACCTGCTATTTTATTTTGCAGGTCTTCTATTTTTTTATCTAATACAGTAGTGCTTTGTCCAGCAGCCTTTAAGCGATCTTTAGTTGCTTGAGCATCAATAAGCCTATCTTGATCGGTCTTGGCTTCACTGGCCCTTGTCTCAGCAAGGATAGATTCTTTATTAGTATTAAAATATTCAGTGGCTTTTCTGGAGACTGCGTTAAAATTAGACTTTGCTGTGTTGGAATCATCCAGTGCTTTGTTGTAACGAGCCATAACATCTGCATAAGAAGGAGTACCTTCTTTAACAGCATTTTTGGCTGCAGTTTCTCTGGCTAAATCAGCAGATGCTTTATCTAGTTTTGTTTTAGCTGACTTTACTGCAGGGTCATTCTTTAGGTAGTCATCAAGATTTTTAATATTAGCCATTAATTAATCCCCTAACAATCTACCGAATAAAACGTCATATGCTGCCTGTGTATTTTCATTAGCCAAAGCCAATTCTCGCATTTGTATAATAGTTCTTTCTTTTAGTGACTTAGATAAAAATGTCAATCCGCTTATATTATCGTAACGATCTTTCTTATCCTTATATTCATTATAAAGATCTACCATTGCTCTAAGAGAGTTTTGAACATCTGGGCGAATATTGGATATTGAATCATCTTTTAACATATTAGTTAAATCATTTAAAGCGTTCATTCTTTCAATAGCCTTTTGACTACCCTGAGATAGTTCTTCAGCTACTAATGGGCGACCTGCAAAGAACTTTGTTTTCCAGTCATCAAATTCTTTACGAAGTTTAGATCTAGTGTAATCAATACCAGCAGACTCTAAAGCAGTTTCATACTGCTCTTTTCTCTGATAGTAAGTCTGTAGATCAGCAGAAGTTTGTACCTCTCGTAGGTAATCTTCTACTCTTTTGTTTTGTAAAAGGCCCATATCCTTCATAGTTTTATAGGCATCAAATGAGAAGCCAGCAGTATGAGGTATTAGAAAAGCTGCGCCTTGACGATATTTACTAAATAGGTCAGAGTTTTCAGTAACAAATTTTCCTGACTCTTCTGCATAACGGAAGTAGCCTACGGTCTTACGCTCAGATTCTGTTACAGTAAATGGTATTTGATCTGGGAATAACTCAACCCACTTAGCCATAGCTGCATCATAATCACCAGGATATTGATCTAATAGTTTATTCCAAACTTGCTTAAAGTTTGCACGACCATTATCAGTTACCCAATTTGCTGTTTCAGATTTAAGTTGAACTGAAGGTGATGCTGGTGCAAAGAAACCAAATACGAATCTAGTTCCCAAGATACCTAGTGTTGTGTTCTTAACCTTTAATCTATACTCTTCTAGCTCAGCAGCAGAAGGTGGAATTAAAGTCTCAACTCCATCAACCATTTCATAGCGTTTAGGAATACCATTACCTGAAGCCTCAAGATAGGTTACTGCCTTACGCCAAGCTGATGCGTATTGAGAATCTCTTTCGTTTTGATCCATAGCAGCATATAATCTATTTATATGTGCTGGTAAAAATGCAGATAAAGTAGATTGATCTACAGCATACTTACCTAAAGCATATCTTGTAACTGTATCTGCTGCACCAGGTCTAAATATATCAACTAGGTTTGAAACCATTGATATTGATACACCAGCTAATGGGCCAGATAATTGTGGAAGCATTGTGTCTGGGTTTAAAGATGGCGTTAACATCTTTACCTGTGCTCCAAAGTTTACTGGAAGAGGAGTTTTAAATTCAGCAGGAACACCTAATGCTGCCATAGTACTTCTAACGGCTGTATAGATTGCCTCCATACCAGGATATACGAAGTATGCTTCTCCTTGGTCATCTTCTTGTATCCAACCAGAGTGAGTTACACCTTCATAGGTAAGGCTTGCTTTAGCAATTGCTTCTGGATTGTAACGAACAACCCGATACATACGACGATAGAAGTCTTCTTGAGCACGGTAGAAACGAGCAAAGTTACGAATAGAAAAAGCCATTTGGCTTCTAACCATTGGGTTATCTATATATGCTAATGTCTGAAGTCTTGCGTTATCTTCTACAATTTCTGCTAATTTCTTTTTAGCAAAGCTCGTAGCCTTTTCAACTTTCTTTGCATCTGCAGGATCTACATTTTTTAAATGCGCTGCAATAAACGCTTCATCAAAACCAGATTTAGCAAACTGCTTACGGATTCTAATCATCTCAGCAAGTACAATAGGTTCACGAGATAAACGGGCATTAGCCTCACCAAGCCAGTTCCAACCTTTTTCAAGCAAGGATGAGGTTATATTACCTGACTCTGATACTGGAATAAGGTTAGGTCCTAGAATGTACCTAGGAACATCTGCCTCATTAGTGGGTAGATCATCTAGAGATATCTTTCCAGATACTCCCCATTCACCCGTTTCCTTATTAAAGGAACGTACCTTACTTAAAAGGTTTAGGTTTAAATCTCCGTTTTCCTTTTCAAAAATTTGTCTTGCTGATGCAACAATTTTTTTTGCGTGTTGCTCTTGAGTTACATTAAAATCTTTCCATCTAAAAGCATCTGCTACTTTTTTATTAGCAGGATCTGATAACCATTCTACAATTTTTGCTACAGCAACCTTTTCATTATCAAGATTTGCTACAGCAATTCCACCTAATTCATCATTGGCATAATAACCAATACGCATAGCCCAAGAGATTTTAGTTCCCTCATTGGCTAATGGAGCCATTCTAGTAAAGCCCGCTCTACCACGCTCTTTAGCCCAAGTTTCAGGAAGGTCAAACTTTAATTCTGCAGTACGAACACCGTGCTCACGAGTGAAGTTAACAGCACGAGATGTGTAATCAGTTCCAGCAAAGGCGTTCTTACCACCTTCAACTACATCTGCTAAAGCGTTATTAAGATCACCGTGAAGGATTTGTTCTGCTAATAATTGCTTCTCTTGTTTGTTCAGTTTTGATAAACCAACTGAACCAAAAAATGAGTTTAATTTACCTTCATTAATAGCACGAGCAGTTATAACTCTAGCTGCTTTAAGGGTTCCACCTGCTGCTTCAAATTCTTTAGCATAGGCCTCTGCTTCTTTTTTGTTGATAAAGCGAAGAGTTGCGCCTAATGGATTCTCTGCTGATTTCTTTAAACTTAAAACATCACTTACTTTAGTAGTAACACCTTTGGCTGTACGGATTCTAGTAGAAGCCATACGAGCTGTGGCAACTCCCCAAGGAGTTATATCTCCAACAGCAAGGTGTACCATTAAATCTTCTGCAGCATTACGAATAGCGTAACGAGGTCCAGCAAGAGTTAAGAAAGACCAAAGAGAGGTTGCATTTTCTACAAACTTGCTATTACCTAGACCTAATATTTTTTGAGCAAGTGCGGTACGAGATGCCAGTATATCAATGTCTCTAATGCTTGGAGCAGTAACAAAGTTAGACATATCAGATGCGATTAAACCAATAGATTCACCATTAGGCAGTAATGATGGATTATCAGCGCCACGACCTAAAGCATACAAAGCATCTGTTTTACCAGTTGCTTGACGTACTACACTGCTACCACCTTTGATAACATCCATACCACGAATGTCTGCAATGGTAGACCAAAGACCGTAAAATATATCTTTCTTTGTACCAACTGCCTCAGCAGATCTAAATGCTTCTGTAATTAATTTAGATTCTCTTTGAGGTAATACTGTTCGTGCTAAACGAAATACTTTTTCAGAAGCATCTTTAGCTGTGACATCCAATAGGTCATTTTCAAATAATGGAATAGCAGTAAATTTTGCTTTAAGATTATCAATTCTTTTTTGAATAAAAGACATTGAGTAACGAGCTACATCTTTAGACTTTGCTTCGTTCTTTACAAAACTAACTATTTCTTCTTTACCTTCAATTAACATCTTTGATATACCATCATTGGTAGCAGCACCGTTAAAGAACATATCATCTACAAAACTAGGACCGATACGATCTAGATTAAATACCTTATTAGTTGTAGTTACAGCTTTAATACGGGCTTGACGGAAAGTATCTAGTCTAGGAGCAAGAACTCTTTTGCGCCCAATAGCGCCCTTCATCATTTCACCTAGTTGTTCTGCGTTTTGAAAATATGCTTTAGCTGTTAAGGCATTAGTAACAGGAACATCTGCCTTAATAAAGTCTCTAACTACGGCTGGACCAAATTCTGGGGCAAGTGCTTTTAGTTGATTTTGAGCAGCAACTATTTTTACGGTCTCTCCGGTTTTTTCTGCCTTTGCTAATTCATCTAACTGCGCTCCATATGTATCCCAAAATTTAACAGCAGTTGGCTTAGCAAAATACTCTGCTATCTTAGTGCCACCTTTTTTGGCATCACCAAGAAGTACATCCACAGCATAATTCTTTACATCTAATCCTCTTTTTATTTTACCTATAAATAGAGTTGGATCTGCTTTTATACGAAAGGCTGCATCTACAGCGCCTGATATCGCTTTATAAAAGAATCCAGATCCCTCTAAATCTTTTGGTAGTATTAAGTTAGCTACTTGACGACCAGGAGAATACTTTGCTGCTTGAGCAGCGTCTAGAGCATCCTGCATTAAGCCTTGCTCTTCAGGTGTTCCAGCCTTTTTAAATGCTAACCTAACAAACTGCGCTTGTTCAGGAGTTGATTCTTTAATAATTTTTTCAGGTGCTTCTCCTGATGCAATTCTAATAGCAATATCCATTCGGTCATTACCGAACTTTGCTTTAGCATCTTCAATACGATTAGGATTAAATACCTTATCGCCATTGTCATTAGCAATATCCCAAGCATTACCAGCTCCAAAGATTGGTTTACTTTGGTCTAATGCAATAATACCAGTACGATATAAACGAGTTGAAAGATCAGATAGTTCTTGAACTCCAGTAAATAAAGCGCCACCTGTATAGTGCCAAGCAGTTCCTAACCAGCCACGATTTGGCTTTTCAACAGGATCTTCTTCGCCGGCAGTTTCAATTAATGCTTGTTGTTGAGCTGGTGTTTTTTCTTTATATACAGTTTTGGCAACATTAGAAGGAAGATTAGATAATTGTCTATGAACATTAAGGATTTTATTTAAGTCATCTATTTTCTTTTGTTCTGCGGGAGGTAATCCTGCAGCAAAAGAAGCTGATTTCAAATTCTCAGCCACTACTGACCTCTAGCTAGAGCCTGCTGATATAATATTGCGACTTCACCAGTTGTGTCATACGGAAGCATTTTTGCTAATATATCTGAAACTCTTTCAGTTGATTTTGTCATCATTAGTGCTGCAGATGATGGTCCTTCACCAATATCAATACCAGATGTAATTGGCTCTGATGATCTTTCTGATGGTGCAAATAGTGGAGTTACTGGTCTGTTTGGAATTGGATTAGCAGGTCTTCCGCCTACATTATCTGCAATACCACGAGTTGATGCTAATGGAGACTCTGATTGAATTGCTGCTGTCTCTACACCTTCACCGTATGAAGTTGATCCTAAAGACATATCTGTTCTCTTGGAGAATTTACCAGGGCCTGATGCTCCTGCTAATGGGCCTCTTGCCATTATTCCTCCTTTAAAGTTTCTAAATCTTGTGCGAAGTCTTGCCAGACTTTCGTCTCATAAGTTTTTTGGTTTGAATGATAGATAGCTAATTGGTGCAGATCATCTGCAAGTGCTTCTATCACTGATGTTAAGTTTAAAAAGAATCCTGATACTATTACTAAATAATCAGACAAGCGCACTGGGCGATTAAGATTATTATCTTGGTTCACCCAGTGCTCCTATCACTAAATAATTTAACCCTTTTTTGCTGATGGGCCTTTACGACCTGCTGGTGTGTATCCGAAGAATACTTTTCCAGTTGTTGGTGCTGGTGCGTTCTTTGGCTCTACAGGCTTTGCTTCAACTGCCTTAGCTCTTGATCCTTTGTTCATTTATTCACCTCCCTTATTATGCTGCGCCGCCGATAGAGGCGAGTAATTGTGCGATATCTGGTTGAGGTTGACCAGCAGCAGGGGCCTCTCCGCTTTGTTGTTCTGGAGTTGGCTGCGAGGCAGGAACGGGGGCCGCTCCTGCTACTGGAACTTGTTGTTCAGGCATCATTGGTGCAGGAGCCACTGGCTCCGGTGCAAATGCCTTAGCAATAATCGTTTCTAGTTGTAATCCTTTTTGTCTGCCCGCAATGACATCAGCGATCCTAGTAATAACTTGAGATGGGTCTTGACCCTGCGAGGCAAGCATTGGTATAGCTTGAGCATACTGGGCAACAGCAACACGAAGAGAATCACGCATTTCTTCAATGTCCACCCTTTGTTCTTCTTGTGTGACATTTAACTCCATAGGGATTTCTCGGCGAACATAATCTCTTGACACTAACTTATCGCTACGCATTTGTAGTAATGCAATGATGGCTCGGTTAGGATCCATACCAGACATAATGCCGTAACGTACATCTACACCATACTCGCCTTTAATATCACGAGATGGAATATATTTAAGTGTATAAGGTGTACCGTCATCGGTTCCCTTAATTTGCTTAGTTACATTACCAAAGATCTTCTCATCTACTTCAAAGCATAGAGATACCATCTCAGTAAACAAGCGAGCAAACTGTGCTTGTGCTGCTTTAACCTGTGTATCAAAGCCAGCCTGTAGTGCTTGTACACCACGACCAGTTACAACAGAGGCATCAATATTACCTGAGCGAGTTTCTGGATAACGAGCACCCATACGAAGTTCACGCTCTAATACACCAGACTCTGTAAATACACCTGCTGGTAGTTCTAGTGGAACTCTACGAATACCTTGTGGATTAGCAGAACGCATAATCGCATCTGGTCCAAGTGCAAGTTCTTGTACATCTTGTGGAATAGCAATAGGTGCTTGAATAGATTTCTCAGCAGCTTGAATCTGCAATACTGCAAAGCGAGCACGGGCTAACTGAACAGATAGGATGTCATCAAACTGACCACGAGCCTCACCATCTAATGATGATCTCATTGCTACATTTGCTAGACACTTACCTACTGGGTTAGGTACATTAGCTAATATTAAATTCTGACGTTCTGGTAGGAATATTAAGTCTTGATCTTTGTCGTGATAACGAACCAAAGATACTGATGGGGAACCCTGTTGCCATCTATTGTGTGGCATAATCTGGGTAGCGTACTCTGGGTACTGCGCTGCTAAAGTCTCAGCATCGGTAGTAACAACCTGTACTAAAGATACAGTTCTACCAAAGCGATCCATCTCAGGATAAACACCAAAAGGATTTAGTAAACGAATACGAGGATTGTTTGTCTCGTAATCCATTTCAATCATTGCTGGCAACATACCGTAGGTATTAAACCAGTCAGCACCCTGATACATCTGGATCTGTAGATCAGATGAGGTTACATAATAATTAGCAATACGAGTTCTCATATCAGCAGCACGGCGCTGTGTATCAGATACCATATTGGTTGCAGAGCAGTTAAAGGATGGCAGTGGT